GGCACTTCTTGCTCAAATGGATCCATTCGTAGGTAAGTATTTCAGTGTTGAGTACATGAGACGCTATATACTTAAGCAGACTGATGCTGAATTCGGTGAAATAGACGAACAGATGACTGCTGAAATCGAAGCTGGTCTCGTAGTTGCACCCGCAGAACTCGCTCAACTTGAGAAGATGCAGATGGAACTAGCAGCAACACCTCCCGAACCTGAACCAGTGGAAGAGGAGCCAACTATGGATCCTAAAGATTATAAAAAGGGAGATATCTAAATAGTATTATAATAAATTATAATTATGCCTTCTCAAAGTTCGATTGATATAGTAAACACCGTATTCGGTGGTGGAAAAGATCTTAGTGATTACGTTGATTCTCGTATGAAAGAACTGGCCATGGATTCTATTGACTCCATGAAGCAGGAAGTGGGTAAACAAATGTTCACTCCTACACCAGAGACACCAGACGAGGGTGAAGAAACAGAAGAGGAGCAAGATGATGCGGAAGCACCTGGCACCCCGTCATCAGTAGAAGATACATCAACCGAGGAACCATCAGATGAGACTGATAACGGAAACAATTCATGATACTAAGGTAATTACCGAAGGTAAAGGCAGCAAACGCAAGACCTATATCGAAGGTGTTTTCCTACAAGGTGCGATCAAAAATCGCAACGGACGTATGTACCCTATAGATACTCTTGGAAGAGAGGTCCAGAAATATAACGAAAGTTATGTTAAGAAGGGTCGTGCTATGGGTGAACTCGGTCATCCAGAAGGACCAACTATCAACCTAGATAGAGTGTCACATTTGATCACGTCATTACAAAGGGAAGGTAACAATTTTGTGGGCAAGGCACGCATACTTGATACCCCAATGGGACGTGTGACTAAAGAATTACTCGATGAAGGAATTAAACTCGGAGTTTCTTCACGGGGATTAGGTTCTATTAAAGAATCAAATGGAATGAAGGTAGTATGTGATGACTTCGTACTAGCTACTGCTGCTGACATAGTTGCAGATCCATCAGCACCTGACGCATTTGTGGAAGGTATCCTAGAAGGAAAAGAATGGGTTTGGAACAATGGAAACGTTGCTGAGTCTACTTTGGATGCAATTAAGTCCAGAATTAACAACGCAGCCGCATCTCAAATTGCTGAAAGAAAGATTTCCGCATTTGATACATTCTTAAAAAGTCTGTAAGTTATAAATAACTATAGCAAATAACCTAAATTGTACACAGAGGGAGACTACAATGTCTAATGAACAAACTATTGATGAAAATGCAGTGACAAAGAACGCCAAGCCTGGCGATCCACAACCTAAAGCGGAAGGTGGTACTCCTGGACAGGGTGGTCATCAAGACTTAGGTGGTCCAACACCATTTAATTCGAAACCTACTGACGATTCCAATAAGTACAAGACTGGTGGCGGTCCAACTGCAACACCTCCACAAACAAAACCATCTGCTGCAAGCGGTAAGAAGGCTGAGTTTAGTGACAAAGGTGATGTACAAGCTGGTCACGAACCTGAAGGTGAGGTTATTGCTGAAACACCTGATCAGGAAACTGAAACTATCGAAATAGATCTCTCTGCTGACGTTGCTGCTCTTACTGAAGGTGAAGACCTATCAGAAGAGTTTAAAGAAAAAGCAAAGACTATCTTCGAAGCAGCAGTTGTTTCCCGTATCAACGAAGAACTAGAACGTATGCATAAGGATTATGCAAAAGTCCTAGACGAAGAAGTCGAGACTATGAAGTCCGAGCTTGCAGAAAAGGTTGACGAGACTCTTAAATACCATGTGGATTCTTGGATTAAGAATAACGAACTCGCAATTGAGCACGGAATCAAAACTGAAATGGCAGAATCTGTCATGGCAGGTCTCAAACAGGTTTTTGTCGAGAATCATATTGATCTTCCCGACGAAAAAGTTGACTTGGTAGATGAGATGACCAAGCAACTCGATACTATGGAGTCAAAACTCAACGAACAAATCGAAGAGAACGTTGGCCTATCAAAAGAGGTCGGCAGCTATATTAAGAATGGGATCGTGAACGAGCTGAGCGAGGGACTCTCCCTCACACAGAAGGAGAAACTACAATCTCTTGCCGAAGCTGTTGAGTTTAGTGATGAAGATGCCTTTAGAGATAAAGTAAACACTCTTAAAGAGTCTTACTTCTCTACTAAGCCTGCTGCTGCAGAGGAGAAATCCGATGAAGTAACAATCGAAGGTGGCGAAATTGCTGGCGATGCCATGAGTGCATATGCTACTGCATTAAGCCGTTGGGCTAGGTGATAACAACTCTTATATTATAAAGTAAATCTATTTTTTTCCAAAGAGAAAAACGCAATGTTTAATTCAGAATCATTGCAGGAAAAGTGGAAACCCATTCTAGAGCACTCTGAGATAGACAATATCAAAGATGGTTATAGAAAGGCAGTTACCTCAGTCCTGCTAGAAAACCAAGAAAGATTTTTAAGGGAAGAAGCTGGCGTTCTTAACGAAGCTGCTCCCACAATGTCTGCTGGTACTGCAGGTTTCAGTGGTAGTTCTACAGCAACTGGTCCTGTTGCTGGTTTCGACCCAGTTTTAATCTCCTTAATCAGGAGATCAATGCCTAAGCTTATTGCTTATGACATTGCTGGTGTCCAACCAATGACTGGTCCTACAGGTCTTATCTTTGCGATGAGATCACGCTATGGTACTAACCGTACAGCTGGATCCGAAGCATTCTTTAACGAAGCAGACACAGAGTTCTCAGCAGAGAACGCTGCTAGTGACCTAGGTAGAACAGCACAGTCTGGATCTAACCCAGGACTTCTAAACGCATCTGGAACATACAACACATCAGACGGAATGCCTACAGCAGAAGCTGAAGCATTAGGTGATGCTGCTGGAAACCAGTTCGCTGAAATGAACTTCAGTATTGAGAAAGTTACTGTGACTGCTAAGTCCAGAGCACTCAAAGCTGAGTACAGTTTAGAACTAGCACAAGACCTTAAGGCAGTTCACGGCTTAGACGCTGAGTCAGAATTGGCAAACATCCTCTCAACAGAGGTTCTTGCTGAAATCAACCGTGAAGTTGTAAGATCTGTATACAAGGTTGCAAGACCTGGTGCTCAGAACAACACAGCAACTGCAGGAATATTTGACCTAGACGTTGACTCCAACGGTAGATGGTCAGTTGAGAAGTTTAAAGGTCTTCTATTCCAGATCGAAAGAGACATGAACGCAATCGGGCATGAAACTCGTCGTGGAAAAGGGAACATATTAATATGTTCTGCAGACGTAGCTTCTGCTCTATCAATGGCTGGTGTACTTGACTACACTCCTGCTCTTGCTGGAAACTCAAACTTACTTCCTGATGACAACAGCAGCACACTTGCTGGTACTCTTAACGGAAGAATCAAGGTTTATGTTGACCCTTACTCAGCAAACATAAGTGACAGACACTTCTATGTTGCTGGATACAAAGGTTCTTCTGCCTATGACGCTGGACTGTTCTACTGTCCATACGTTCCACTCCAAATGGTCAGAGCCGTTGGTCAGGATACATTCCAACCAAAAATTGGCTTTAAGACTCGTTACGGAATGGTTGCTAACCCATTTGCGGAAGGCACAGACCAAGGCGGTGGAGATCTTGATCCTAATAAGAACCGCTACTACAGACGTGTTCTTGTTGACAACCTAATGTAAATCGTATCACGATATACACACCAAGAGACCCTGCGGGGTCTCTTTTTTTATGCTAAAATTAATAAATAATTAAGTAGAATAGGTATAGCCATGAACGGTAGGCTAGACAAGGTTGCAATGACCAACAAACTCATGCAACTCAAAAGAGAATTACACTACAAGTGTGAGATCGGAGAGAAAGGAGAGTGGGAATGTAAAGGTGCAGACGAGTACCTAAATAGAACACTTGACGTACTGGACGAATATTACATGTAGTGCTATAATGGAGTCATGACTGAAGAAATGATCAGAAAGATCTCCTATACAAAAGAAGAGGTCGATATATTAATCGCAGAGGCAGTAGCAGAAGCAAGAAGGATAGATGAAGAGTCGATGCGTAAACACAACAGGGATGCTACTATCATTAGTATGATCCTTGGATTCACATGTCTAGCATTATTTGTAGATGGATTACTTCGTATACTTGGTATCATTCCACCATTCGCAGGTCTTGATGTTAATATCATCGATCAGATTGTGGAGAAGGTTAAGTTAGAAGTTGTACCACAGGTTGAGAAGTATAAAGGATATATACCGAGGATATAAATAATTTTTAAAGAAGGAAACAAGTGGCATTTTTGTTTATAGTATTTTCAGCATTCCTTTTCATCCAAGCATTAAGATTAATGTCCGTTGGGTGGGGAGCAATGAATGAACCTATAAGAAAACCCACACCAATTCATCCAGAGTTAGAAGAAGTAAAGCAAGGGGATGAATTGTTAGTAGTTGACTTCACTAGAGATCCATTACATGCATCATTGCAGAATCGGATTCATAATGGCATGGAGATAGAAGATCCATGGGATGAAGATGATGACGATGATAAGGATGGAGATGTTCCCGCAATTGTACGAAGATGAATTTATTATTATCATGCCCACCAGTATATCATTTACCTGGTACTTGGACAGAGTGTAAAGAACCACTTATCCATCATTTTAATCTAGCACCTGGACCTGCGTTCGCAGTATTCATGGGACTATTGGTTGTTGCCCTATTGATATGGGGAATATACATGACTTTTGGTACAGGTGGGAAGGATCTTAGAGATGAGATCGCAGAACATGCAAAGATGCACGAATTAGGTATCGCTCATGGACACAAAGGTAAAAAGGGGATTCCTCATGACTCCGTATGAGAAAATGGAAAGATGGGCAAACCGCCCAGAGAATAAGTCTATTAAGTATTTCGCTCTAGGTTTCATAGCGTGGTTGCGTAGAGTCTGGTACATGGAAGATACACCACAGTTGGAGTTCGAAGAGAAGACTCCACATAAATCACTATCTCCTATCATGCAGTGGGAAGAACCCTCTATAGAAGCACAGTTTGATGCCTTCAGAAGAGCAGCAAAAGACCATGACGAGATCATGGAAGAACTAAATAGTCAAAAAGACACAGAGTAATGGCAGATAGTTGGCAAGGTCAGATAGAGAACAGGAATTTCTTGTCTCCTATAGGTTTTAAGTTTGTATTATCAGACTTTCCTAAGGTGACATACTTTGCTCAGAATGCAAACATACCTGCTATCAGCATAAATCAGGTAGAACAACCCACTGGTATGGGTCGTACTCTTGGTTGGGATGGTCATGGACTTAATTATGATCCCCTTAACTTACAATTCCTTGTAGATGAAGATCTAGAAAACTATTTGATCTTACATAACTGGATGAGAGGTATGGTAACTGGTAGAGGTTTTGCTGAAAGAGTACACTTAGAGGACAATTCAGAACAAAAACTCCCTACTGGTAAACTACAGACCAATGTACGTTCTGATGGATCATTAGCAGTATTAAACAGTAATTTTCAGACAAATTTCTTTGTCACGTTTGAGAACATGTTCCCTATCTCCTTGTCAGCACTAGAGTTTAATGCTACAATAGATGGTACAGAGTATGCTGTAGCTCAAGCAAGTTTTCGCTATGACATATACGACATACAGGACACAATAGGTAAGAGAAAAACTAATTTAGCATGAATCTTGATGATATTCGTGATGCATGGAAGGAAGATTGTAAAATCGACCAGAACGATCTCGACACGGAAAATTTTAAGGTAACTGTCATCCATGAGAAGTACCTTA